TCCTGATATAGTTTCTAAACCTAAAGCTACAAAGTTCTTTGGAACAAATACTGAGGAAACAAAAGCAAATGTTTTAAAAACAGCAAACACAGCTTTTAATTTATCTAAAGAACCTGCACAGCTTTTAACTAGCCCTGCATATGCTGAATTTGTTAAAGCTGTAGGAGATAAAAATATTGTACTAGGCAATATAAAAACTATTGAACAGTACAATACAGTAGCAGAAATTTTACAGACATTTACAGTAGACAACCAAAACTTAAAAGATACAGAAAGAAACGATGCAATTAAAGCAATATTAAGTTCCTTTGTATCAAACAGTATTTCTACTCAAGGAATTTTAGCTAAAGGCACTGATGATGAAGTTGAAGACGCTGTAACAAAGATTATAGAACTTGGAACTCTTTTAAAAGAACAATACTCTAACTAAGAAAGGATAAGTTATGGATGTTGATGTAAAAAACACAGCCGAAGAAGCAGCCGCTAAAGCAATAGAAGCTGCTAAAGAATCTGAAACTTTAGCAGATCCTATTGCTGTACCCGAACCTGAAGAAGATGCAAAATCAACAGGAGTCGGAACAGATATTTTAAGAGTGCTTGCAGACACAAGAGAAAATTTAGAGCCTTTAAATGTTTTGTACGGTGCAAGAATTTTAGCAGAAGATGTAAAACAACTTTTAGGTTTGGACAGTAAATCATCAGAGTTAGAAGCACAACAGCAAGCATTTAAAAAATTCTTTCGTGATAATCCTATAAGTGGTTTTGATCAGCTTTTAAACGCATTTAATAAAACTGATGATATATATACGCCTGAAGGAGATGTTAAACCTACTGAAACTACAGCAGGGGCTGTTGCAGAGTTTGTTCCTTATGTAATTGGAGGCACAAAAGTATATAAAGAATTAGGTGAACGCGGATCAAAGTATATAAGGGGCCTAGCAGCAGGTGCAGTTACTGATGCTGTTTTAAGTGATGTTGAAGACGGAACACTTGCTGATGTAGTTGGTGAATATTTTCCAGAGACTCAATCTAATGTTATTATAGAGTATATGTCTTCAAATGAAAATGATTCTAAGTTAAAAGCAAAAAGTAAAGTGGTGCTGGAAGGTGCAGTCATTGGCGGTGCTATTGATATTGTACTAACAACTCCTAAAATATTAAAATATTTTGGTATTGGAGCTATTGAAAGTGTTAAATATTTAAGTAGGAAAAGTAAGCAGCTATATGGTAAGCCTGTAGAACAATTAGAGTTAGAAGAAAAAGCTGATGTAATGTTAGAAGTTTTAGAAGAAGCTAAAATTAATACACAGTTTAAGCAACAAAGTCAGGTAACAGATGTACAACTTACTGAAACTCCTGAAGGTTCAGCACAGGTTGCATTGCAGAATTCTAGCAAGTTACACAGATTCGTGAATAGATTTTTTACAACGCGAGGATATTTTACGCCTAAAGGATATAACGCTTTTGAAGATTCAGAATATGCTAAAAGACAAACTATTGCTAAAGCAGAGAACATTGCGTTAAGACTTCAACAATCTATAGATGAAATGGCTGAGTCTACTGATCAAGAAGAAGTAATTGAAACTATAAATAAACTTTTTACTCAAGATTTAAAATGGTTAAAAGGCACTAAAGAAGATAAGATTATTGATCTTGCAGACAAATATAATTTAACTGATGTTCAAGCAGAAGAGTTTTTGAATGCTAGAGAATTAATTGATGATATGTCTAATGAACTTATAGGTTCTACTTCTGTTAGTGATTCTTTAAAAGAAACAATTCAAGAAAACGTAGGAGAATATATCCGAAGATCTTACCGTCTTTTTGAAGATTCGGGATATGTTCCAACTCCTGAAGTTCAAAAAGATGCAACAGATTATATTTATAGAAATATTTTAGACAACAAGCCAGATATTTCTGAAGCTTTTGCTTATCAAGAAGCTGTTGATACTGTAAAAGAAATTTTAAAGCAGGGCGACCAAGCAGAATTTTCTGATTATTTTAGTAATCTTAAAAAGATAAATAAAGATATACTAAAGAAACAAGAAACTATACCTTTAGAAATTAGAAGGTTGATGGGCGAAGTTGAACAACCTTCTGAAAATATTATCTTAACTGTTTCAAAAATGACAAACCTTGTAAACAGTACAAAGTTTTACAACAACTTAGAGCAGCTAGGTCATTCTGGTGGATATATATTTAGAAAAGGTGAGCCTCGTCCAGAAGGGTACGACACAAAAATAGCAGGGACTAACTCTAAACTAGATGGTCAATTTACAACTCCTGAAATATTTGACGAGCTTCAAAATAACACTTCTCACTTTTTTACAAACGGGGGTTCAAAATATTATAAAGAGTTTTTAAGTTTTAAAGGACAAGCGCAAAAATTAAAAACTGTTTACAGCCACATGACACATATTCGTAACTTGACAGGCGGTATGCAGTTTGGTTTTGCTAATGGAGTAAATCCTTTTGGTGGAGGAGCAAACGAAACTAGAAAAGTTTTACTAGATTCTATTTTAAAACGTGGAGATAAATCATTTAATAACACGTATGAAAAATACTTACGACTAGGAATTATTAATACTAACGTCAGAGTAAATGAGTTTAGAGCAATTTTAGAATCTGGATATGAAACAAATATAGACGGCTTTCAAAAGAAAGTAGGTTCTAGTTTAGATAAGATAGGTTTAACTAAAAATAGACGCGAGTTTTTTGACAATCTTTATGTTGCAACAGATGATTTTTATAAAATAAATTATTTTAATCAAGAGTTAAGCTTGCTTCAAAAAGCATATCCTGATGTGGCCCCAGACGTTTTAGAAGAGCAAGCTGCAAACATTGTTCGTAATACAATGCCAAACTATGATCGTGTTCCTAAAGGCGTAAAATCTTTAAGGCAGCTTCCTGTCGGTAGTTTTTTCTCATTCCCAGCAGAAATAATTAGAACCTCTGCCCACATTGCTAGGCAATCAGCTAAAGAAATGCAATCTACTAATCCTCTTATACGAGACAGAGGATTAAAAAGAATGGCAGGATTTACTGTTACAACAATGGCGTTTGGTCAAGTAGCCGACATGTCTGCAAAACTAGCAGGGTTTAACGAAGAAGAACAGAAGGCTATTGCAATATTGAGCGAAACTCCTTGGTCAAATACTGCTCCGCGCAATATTGTAAAAATAGATGGTAAGATATACACCAACGATACGCAATACATTGACTCATACAGTGCTTTAAAAGATCCTTTACGTTCTGCGGCTTACGCATGGAGTAAAGGAGAAATAAACGAAGACGAGTTTGAAATAAAAGTTTTAGATTCTACTGCGGCTTTCGCTTATAGCTTTTTTAAACCATATATTGATGAAGCTATTTTAACGTCTGCTATTACAGATGTAACTTTAGCTGCTTTAAATGAAGATGGAAGAACTCCTAACGGTAAAGAAATATTTACCCCCGGTCTTACTGTTGCAGAAAAATCTGCAAATGTTTTGCAACATTTAGGAAAAACTTTAGTTCCCGGATCTGCGTTAAGTATTAAAAGTTTAATAGACACGATGAATGAAAAACCAAATAGAACTACAGGTAAGACTAAATCTAAACCTGCTGAACTTGTTGCAAACATGACAGGAGTAAAGTTTACAGAAGTAGATATTGAAAGTGCTATTAAGTTTGCTGTTTCTGATTTTAAAAGAGACTCTAGTTTGTCTATAACTACAGGAATAAACTTTGAACGCAATTCTGATGAAGTTATTAAAAGATATAAGCAACAACAAAAAGTTCGTTTAAAGTCTTATAAAGAGCTTTATAGAACTTTAAAAGCTGCTGAATATCTTATAGATGAAGATGAAATGTATAGTTTTGCTTTAGAAAACGGACTGAGCAGAAAAGATTTAGCCGCTATAAGCATGGGATATTTTAAACCTAGCAGACCACCGCAAAAAAGCACTGTGGCGTTAGAAGAAAAAACTCCTAATGTAACAAGCACAAAGCAAGCAATTAATGTTTCAGAAGAGCTTGAACAAGTATACCTAGATTTATGGGATATAAGGCTTAACGATCCTATTACAGGTGAAAAGAAGGGCGATCAAGAAAGACTTCAAAAAGTTATGGGCGGTGTCGTAGACAAGCTTGTGCCTAATGCTCCTGAAAACCCTTCAGATAGAATTAATAAGGTTACAGGGATGCCATATAATTTAGAGGCAGGTGCAGCTTATTTAGAAGAGTCCGATCCTATTAGATCTTTAGTTATGGCTGCTGGAGGAAGAGTACGTAAAAGCAGTGGCGGTGAGATGGTGGCTAACCTTGTAGGCATCTCTAAAGAAGATCTTGAGTGGGCTAAAAGTCAAGACAAGCGTTATAGCAAATCTGAAGAACTAGACGGTAAAGGAGATGCAGCCCGTCACCTTGCTTTAGGTTGGATTACTCAAAGAGCAGAGAATCCTGATCTAGCATTGAAGGCTGCAAACTTCCGCGAAAACTTGAGCCTTAGACGTTTAGATAAGCCAATGGATCAACACAACAACAATCTAGGGGCTACTATTAAGGCTAATACTTTTAAAGAAGCAGAAGCTCAGATAGATAAACTCATTGCTGACAAAGAAGCTATGTACATGACACCCTCAGAAAGTGATCGAATGCGTGGGTATAGTAAAGGCAGTCTTGTTGCCAAGATGTTTTTTGCGCCTAAAAAATCATCAGGGCTGTATAGTGCCGCAGAAAAAGCTTCTCAGAAACTTGAAGGTTCTAAACCCAGAGAAGGTCAAGCATTTTTAAATGAAATTAAAAAAGATCCAGATGTTACTGATGAAGAATTAAAGTGGACAAAAGCTAATGAAAAGTTTGCTAACGATAAGAAGGTAACAAAAGAAGAAGTTCAGGAATTTTTTAAAGAAAATGATTTTGACTTTGATGTTGCAGTAGGACGCTCTGATGTTGATAGACCAGATGCAGATTTTAAAGTTCAGCCTGAACATTTAAATTATTCATTTGAAGGTGAGAATACTCAAAATTATCGTGAACTTGTACTTTCTATTCCAGACAAATATAAGAAAGTAGATCTTGATTTTGAATATGAGGATCACCATCCGCAAGCTAAAAATCAATTTGCTCATGTTCGTTTATCTGATATACAGCAAACTGATGATGCGTTTAATACAACTTTATTGGTTGATGAAATACAATCAGACGCACATCAAAGAGCAACTGGAAAAAGCGGGAAAGGCTACTATACTATAGAAGATGAAAAACTATTAAAGGAAAAGAAAAAAGAAATAACTTATACAAACGATTTTATTAAACTGAGTAATGAAAAAGAGAACCTTGTAGATAAGCTTGATCAACTAGACGATATGATAGATGATGAAATTATAACAGAAGCAGAATATATACAAAGACGAGATACTCTTCAAACCCGAATAGGTGAGGTTAATAAAGATTTAGCTTCAGCAGACGACATGCTTGCTAAAGAAGATGAATTTTTAGATTTAATAATGAAACTTGAAACCAAAACTCCAGAACTTCCGCTTAAACAAGGAAAGCAATGGGGTGCTGCGGGTCTACGCCAAGCTATGAAAGTAGCAGCAGAAGAAGGCTATGATCAAGTTGCTTTGACTACTGGTCAACTACAAGCTATAAGAAATAATAAGATAGGTAATATTAAAGAAGCTTTATTGTTTAAAAAACAAGACATAAAAACTGGAGAGCCTAGAGGTTGGGCAATACAAGGTGTTAATACAGACGACGAGTTTAATGATTTTTTAGTTGTCTTTGATACTTTTGAAGAAGCTGTTCAAAAACTACCTAAAGTTCTTGGAAAAGAAAATGCAGAAAAATTACTTGCTTCAACCCCTGATGATGCAGGAGAATATGCACTTAAACAACCAATGACCATGAAGATGGGTGGTCAGAAGTACATAGATTTTTATGATGGTACTTTACAAAAAATATGGAAACGAGACTTTGCTGACAAATACGATGTTGATATTGAGATGATTAAATATAATCAAGGAGATAAAACTGTAGAACTTCCCACTCTTAAAATAACTGATAAGATGCGAGAAGATATTCTTAAAGGTTTGAAAATGTTTGTATCAGGTGGACTCGTAGAAGAAACATTACACAATTTAAAAGGAGCAAGGACAGCTAATGACTGAAGAAATAAAGTTTAAGTATTTTAAACTAAGTGATTTTAATTGCCAAGAAACAGGCAAGAATGAAATGGATGTTGCCTTTATTAGAAAGCTAGACCACTTGAGAGATGTTTGTGGTTTTCCTTTTATTGTTACAAGCGGCTATAGAGATATTCAGCACAGCGCGGAAAGACATAAACCCAACGGTGGTGGAACGCACACTAGGGGGATTGCCGCTGATATTGCAGTAAATGGAGGTAGGCAGCGTATGCAGATTGTGCGTCATGCCTGTGCTTTGGGTTTTGTAGGCATAGGCATAGCTAAAGGTTTTGTACACGTTGATATGCGAGATGATCATAAACCTGTTATGTGGTGTTATTAAGGAGATAGACTTATGTTGCAATCATTGATTGGGCCAGTTACCGGACTACTAGATAAATTTATAGAAGATAAAGACAAGAAGAATGCCATCGCATTTGAACTTACTACAATGGCTGAAAGACACGCGCAAGAGCTTGCGAAAGGCCAGCTTGAAGTTAATAAGACTGAAGCGGCACATAAGAGTTTATTTGTGGCAGGTTGGCGACCCGCAATAGGTTGGATATGTGGACTAGCCTTACTCTATTCTACTATCTTAGCTCCAATACTGGGCATTTGGTTTTCTGTCCCGCCTGTTGATAGCTCATTACTTACAAGTGTGCTAATGGGTATGTTAGGTTTAGGTGCAATGCGTACCGTAGAAAAATCTAAAGGCGTTCAAAGGGAGAAATAGCATGGCAGCAAAGAAAAAGAAATCTACTGTAAATAAAGCAGAAAACTACACTAAGCCCGCTATGCGTAAACGCTTATTTGAAAAGATTAAAGCAGGGACTAAGGGCGGTAAAGCGGGTCAGTGGTCTGCGCGGAAAGCCCAAATGTTAGCTAAAGAATATAAAGCAGCAGGAGGAGGTTACAAATGAAAGTAAAAGCACCAGCAGGACATCATTGGATGAAACAAAAGAACGGTTCGTTTAAATTAATGAAGCATACCGGAAAGTTTGTTAAGCATAAAGGAGCAAGTCTGGAAGCTAACTTCTCAGTGCAGAAGGTACATAAGTAATGGCACTTAAAAAATCACAGAAGTCTTTAAAGAAATGGACTGAACAGAAGTGGCGTACAAAGTCTGGTAAGCCTAGCGCAAAAACAGGTGAGCGATACTTACCTGAAAAAGCTATTAAGGCTTTAACTAAAAAGGAATATGCTGCAACTTCTAAAAAGAAAAAAGAAGATACTAAAAAAGGTAAGCAGCATAGTAAGCAGCCAAAAAAGATAGCGGCAAAGACAAGGAAATATAGGAAGAAATAGCTATGAGAGAAGATTACAAGAAAGGCGGTAAGGCTAAAAACAAAGATTCTCGTTTAACTAAAGCAGGAGTAAGTGGTTATAACAAGCCCAAGCGTACACCGAATCACCCGAAGAAAAGCCATGTTGTTGTTGCGAAGGAAGGCGACAAAATCAAAACTATTCGTTTTGGAGAACAAGGAGCAAAAACAGCAGGGAAACCTAAAGCTGGAGAATCAGCAGCAATGAAAAAGAAACGCGCAAGTTTTAAAGCGCGTCATGCTAGGAACATAAAGAAAGGTAAAATGTCTGCTGCTTACTGGGCAGACCGTGAAAAGTGGTAGTCTGCTTTTAACCTTTGTGATTCAAAGCATTTAGTTCTTCTTCAAGAAAAGCATGTAAGACATCTAGTTTTGGTTTCGTAAGATGTACAATGTTTCTTATAGTTTCCAATTCTTCACCTTTGAAAGCTTTATGTAGATCCTCTAGGGGGATGCCGCACATTTCTGTAACGACACTCCCCTTAGAATCTATAAGTATTTTAAAACCTAATACAGTGGCTTCTTGAGGCTTAGACAATTTCACAAGCCCCACCTGTACAAGCTAGTTCTTGAGAGCCTGTTGTATTATCTTCTTTTTCAAACATACCTAAATCTTCCCAATTAACATCTACAGGCATTGAGGAAAGTAAATCTTTATACTGAGCTTTATCAATGTCTTCATATGGAGCTTGTTGATATACATGATCACTGACTGGCAAAAGACTAATCCCGCTGCACAAATCAAAGTTATTCCATATCCACTGTGCTACTTCCAAGAATTCATCGTCTGTATAATAAACAGTAATGCTTGGTTTATGCTCGCACCAGTGGTTTTGGTAAGCTTTCCAGAGTTCTAGCTGCTGCATTGCACCTACATCAGCAACAGTTACGCTTTCTTTTGGGGCAGCAACTGGGAAACTAAACACTGAAGAACTGGGTGACATTACATCTTGTTCTACGGGGAATCCTTTTTCTTGCATAAAGACTGCAAGCGGGTCTTTTTTGTCGCTACGTACTCTCCGAATGTAATACTTAGAGAACCTTGGATGAATGCCAGAAGCAGAATCAACAAGCTGAGAAACAGTACCACTAGGCTTAACACATGTAATAGCCGCAGACTGATTAATCCCAAGATTTGCAGCCCACTCTTTGTTTGTTTTAACAGCAACGTCACGAATGACTTCCAAGTATTTTCCAAGTTCTTCAGGTTCTGCACCGCTTAATACCCTATGATCCATTATTCCCGTCATGCTTACACCTAACAATGCTTCTTCTTCCGTATTCCTTTTCCATATATTTCGTAAGTACCGAAAGTCTGTTAGTGTAGCTTGCAGTGTACCAATGATAGCTGCTATTTCTGTTTTCTTTTTAAGAGAAGCTAACGTATCGTCAGCACGTACAACAATTTCTGAAAGATTACAGAACTGATTACTACGCAGGATAATCTCAGAGCAGGGATTAGTGCCAAAGTCCTGTTCACTGTCACGCCTACCGTTACGCGCTGCAATCTTTTGTGCGGCTACACGGCTAAAGATACCACGCTCACCAGCTTTTGACTCATACATTGTCTGCATCTCATTTAGAAACGCTTCAAAGTCTGGCTTCTCAGTATACGCTACGCTGTTGTTTGCTAAAGCCCTGTGTCCTTCAGTACGCCACCAGTCTCCTGACTTAGCTTTAGCCATGCGTTGATCAGAGAGATTAGAAAGACTAATCAATGCAGAACGTCTTACTCCTCCAACAACTACAATGTCAGCAATTTTACATACAATATCGTGACACTCAATAGACGTTAGCTTTCGTCCATGTGCTTTTTGAAATACTTCAATACAAAAGTTAAATAAATCTATCAAGGGTTCTGGGCCAGAAGCACGACCACCAAAAGTTTTTAGTCTTTCACCTGAACCTCTTACTTTAGTTACATCCCACTTTGGTATTTTACCTGCATAAAGCATAGCAATAAGTTCACGGAAAGCTGAAGCCCATCCAATCTTACTATCAGCAACTACAATAATACTATCTGTTTCATGGAAAGTTTCTGCTATCTCAGGCAGTTTAGAAATAAAGTTACGCTCAACACTAAACCCTACGCCTGTACCACACATAAGAACATACATTAATTCATCAAAACTTCTGGGAGAATCAATGTGTAGGTAACTGCAATTAAATCCAGCTACATTATCTTTATCTAAAGCTATGCCCGCTGTCATCATACAGCGCATAGATGGCATTACTTCTAAATTATAAATAGAATTAAAAAGCTTGAGTGCTGTTTTATCATCTATCTGTCCACGATCTTTCCAAAAGGATACATATCTGTTGACTGTCTCATCCCAACGCTCTCGTCTGCTCTCGTCTGGAAGCCAACGTGCGTACCTGCTCTTGTGTATAAACTGTTGATACTGATCCATTAGTTGTTCTCCTCTGCTACTATGTCTGTTAGTTTGTTTAAGTACCAGCCAGCCTTCTGCAAGTCCTGTACCTGCTTGCCCTTATAGTCGTACCTCCAAAGGTACTTCATACAGTTGCCCTTGAGGTAGCCTTTAAATGCAACACTGGACATGGACTCCTCTATTGCATCAATACACTCTATGTTGCCAGTGTTATAATGACTAGGCTTGTTAACTACATCCTCTTCCCACGCCTCAGACGCTTCATCGTGTGCTGCCCTCATCCACACATCTAACCCTGTGGCTTTCTTTTCAATAGCGGGTGATTGCTGGCGCAGCCTGTCCCAATCTGCTGGTGTTGCATCATCTATGCTCATTTTCATGTGCCTTATTATGTTTACGTTTAGTTTTTTTTAGCTCTGTCGCAGAAGATACTTTCTTAAACTTCTTCTTTCTGTCAAATCTAGACCTTCTTTCATCTTTGCGACTCTGCTCGTTCATTTGAATGTTTCTCTTTTAGCAACATTAATCCAACCATCTGGTATAGTATCTTCGCTGTACCAAGTAAATCCGTTTGCTGTTGCCCATTCTCCATGACTTCTTTTAGTACCGTCTTTTCTACGCTTGGCTTGAGGCATTGGAGCAGAAGAGTTAGCAAAAAGAAAAACAAGTTCAGTATCTTCGGGTAACACTTTGTTTATCCAAATGTATTTACTGTATTCAGAATAGTCCCAGAAACGTCCTTTAGCTTCTAGAAGGATTGTCTTCCCCGCAACTTCTTTAACAAAGTCTGGTTCATATTTATGTTGAACAGTATACTCAATTTTATCAGAGTGGAAACTCCAAGCATCTAAGATACCTGAATGTAATTCATACTCCCAGTTAGAATCATATCCTGTCATAACATTTTTCTCAACAGGCCGCTTGACTCTTGCTTTTCTAAATCCTTTTTTATTTTTCAATGTAACTGTGCCTCTCTTCTTTCTAGTTCTGCCTCTATTAAATCCATAAGGTCTTCTAAAAAGTTTTTATCTAGATCCATGATAGAGTTATCAGTATTGTATAGGAAACTACCTACAGCAATAATTGCATTTTCAATTTCTATACCTGACTTTTTGCCATTTTCCATTGTACCATCTCCAAAGTTATATCTTTAATTTCAAGTTCTGGAAAAATTTTAATAAGCTGTTTGATTTTTTTAGACATCCACTTAGGGTGATAAGCACTCAACCGCATATTGTTAGATACAAAGATATGTGTTTGATCAGGCATTAATTCTTTGTAGTTATCAAGTGTGACAGCGTTTGCTTCTTCTTCATTTAACAAAGATCTTAGCCACTCTACCAATAAAACATCTGTTTGTTTGCGAATGCTTTTTGCTTTTTTACTGTTCACAGTAGTTCCTCTACTTTAGGTTCAACAACAACCTTAGTCAAATATGAAAGGCCGTTAGAATATTTAAATGTCCGTAATCCTTCACCATCATTTGAATCAGCATGGCATTGATATTTATATTTACACCAGCTACAGCCTTTGGCTAGTTTCATGTTTCCTTTCTTGCCATCTTCTACTGGATCGTAGCAATAGTCGGGGGGCGTGTCAAGATCTAAAGAAGGGATTAGCTGGTTAATTTTAAACTTAATGTTGGGCTTATCTAAATCATCGGGAACATACATACATAGCTCACCGCTTTCTTTATTCAAAACTAAAAACCCGCCTTCAGTAGTTCCTTCAGCTTCTTCATATCCTGAAAGCTGCCCAAGATAACCAAAAGGATCGTCCTGTGCTAGTCTCCCATCACGAAACTTATTGAATGCAAACCGTGATGCTGTTTTAACATCGACAACCTCCCCGTTAATTTTACAATCCATATGGCCTACAACACCTTCGACAACCACTTCTTTCTGTTCATCGGTAACTTCGTGTTTAGCCATACGTACCAACATTAGTACAACTTCTTCCAGCAAATGCCCATAAAGAAACTTTATCTGTGTCGGCCCATCAATATCGCTGCGTCCTTGTGGATCTCTTTTCTCGTACCACAACTGACGATGGGGCTTACCTGCATTAGACATACGCACAGTAAAGTCTTCGTTTTGTTTACGAGGAGTTGCCCAAGACTTTAAGGCGGCTCTAATGTCTTCTACCGTTTTATCTATGTCTTCGTCTGTAAGAGGGAGAGGCTCTCCTGCACTTAAATTTTCTAAGTGCTTATAAATATCAGGCACTACTGTTGATAGCTTACTCATCTTGTTCTCCAATAACGGAATCTATAATTCTAGTGGCAATAGCAACGCTACATTTAAACCATTCATTACGCTGTTCAAATAAGTCTGAAAGTCTTTTGTGTGCTTCTGTTTCAACGGCTCTTCGATCAAGAGCAGAGACAACATAAGCAAGTTCATAGTCTCTAAAAGGGGAAGAGGTCTGATAGTTTTTAGCTCTATCAGACGCTTCTACTGCCATGCCTACTTTAACCCAACCTTCCCAAGCAGGGTTAGTAATAATATAAATTTCACCTGAGATGCTGTCAGTATAATTAGGTAAAGACTTAAAAGCTGCATCTTCAAATCCTTTATATCTACCAGCTTTATATAAGGGATGTAGTTTTTTAACTTCTTTACTATCTACAAACATACGTTTTTGATCTCTAGCTTTAACAGCTTGGGGGTTATCTTTATAGTAATACTCTTTACCTGTCTTGGGATTGATTGCGTTCATGCCTTACTCCTTTAAAACTTCTAAGGTTTTAAGGGCTGACTGATCTAAAGCAAACAATTCGCCCCAACCTAGATTAATAATGTTTTTTTGATTTAACAGTTCTTCTTTAGAAGCAAGACCTGCAAATGTATAACTAGGAAAAGAGCCTACCATTAACATATAGTAATCGCAAGACTTATTTACTTTATGAAGTCCTGCACACAGCCTTCCAGTTTTATACTTAGTAGATTTAACGTCTATAGTTTTACCATTAAACATAAGATCATGGTCAGGGATAACATCTAAATCTAAATCGGGCCAGACATTTAAAAGTTTTGCTGCGGCCAACTCCGAACCAAATCCTTCTAGGTCAGTTTCAAAATCAGACTGTGGGCCTTTCCGGTTATTCTTAATACCCGCTGCTCTAGATGTTTCGTATCTAGACTTAGCCATGTGTTTAGCAATGCGCTGTTCAACAGCATTTAAATTAATGTGTTTCGCTCCAGTTGTTTCCAACATGATAGTCTCCGTCTAGTGGACAGTTAAGGTTTAATTCTACACCTGCTTCAATAATAGCTTCTACTCCTAGTTTTCCTACAGTATCAGCTACAGTTTCGTTACATTCTATTTGCCATTCGTCATGTACATTAGCGACAAACTTAGCATCTAAGTGTCGTATTTTTGTATCCAGAATAATCAACGCTTGTTTCATTACAATCGCCCCTGCTCCCTGCAATAAAGTATTTAAAGCTGCGTGTTCAGACCGGACTAAAAGCTTGCGGCCATCAAGACCTTTTATTTTGCCTGACTTAGCTTCTCTTTGTACTTTTCCTGAAAGATTTTTAAATGATGGGAGATTATCAAAGAAAGACTTTCTAAGTTCTTTACCTGCTGCTCTACCTCTTCCAGCCACTGAGCCAAGCTTTGCATCTCCTGCTCCGTACAAGAGTGCATAGATAAAAGTTTTTGCCTGATTTCTAGATTCAAGTCCTGCAAGTTTTTGGTTAGCTGTGTGGATGTCTCCATTGAGTATTTCATTTGTATAAGCCTCGTCATTTAAATAATGTGCAAGCATCCTAAGTTCTAAGCCAGACGCATCAATGCCTACAAGTTTATATCCTTTTGGCACAGTCCAACACGACCTACACTCTTTGCCATAAGGGGAGTTGCTACTGGGGATTTGAGCCATGTTCGGGTGGGAATGTGTCATTCTAGATGTCACTGCTCCATTAGGATTAACATAGCCATGCACTCTTCCTGTATCTTCATTCAACTCTTTAAGCCAACTGTTCACTTGAGCTAAACGCTTTTGAAGCATTAGATAGTTAGCAATAAGGGCAGCTTCGGGAATATGCTTAACTTTATTTAAAGTACCTTCATCAACAATAGGCTGTCCTGTAGGAGTATAGTTCTTGGGCTTCCATCCGAACCGAATAAGATACTCTCCGATCTGTTTGCGTGATCCAAGGTTAAACTCAATAAATGTTTTTCGTGCAATAGGTTTGCGTTCAATATCTAAAGCAAGTATTTCATATTCCCTATCATTAAGTCTTACACCTTTTCCGTGTTGATCAACTGCTGTTTTAGCTAACGCTCCGGTAGCAGTAAACTTAGGGGTTAGTATCTGAGTAACAACAGTAGGTTTAAATCTTTCTTGAACCTCTTGTTTAACTTCATCTAGCTTTTCTTGGAACATTGCAACAAGAAGCATTGCTTTACGTTGATCAAGTACAAACCCGTTAGTTCTTTGTTGATCTACAATCTTAGCTGTAGCGTGTTCAATCTTAACAGATGTAGGGGTGAAGCCTCTGCTTTCTAACTTCAAAGCTTGATATACTTTATAGTTCAACTCGACATCTCTGCGACAATAATCTAGCATCTCAGGGCGATAGTAGTCCCAAGCATCTTCCTGTTCGCCATATGTTCCTTTGTTAAACCCTATACGATAGCCCCAGTTCTCAAGGCCGTGGCCTCCTTCTCTTGTAGGTTTAAATAAGCGGGAAAGAACTAGAGTATCTACAGCCTTAGATTTAGATAAGTCTACACCTGCAATTCTTTCTACCGCAGGGATGTCATACCCTATTATGTTATGTCCTATTAACTTTGTTGCAGACATTAGCATATCATATCCTTCTTGTAGCTGAGTGTTGTCAAATGTAAACACATCCTTAGTGTCTACATCCATAGCTACAATACAAAATATTTTAGTGGGGTTTAGTCCATCAGCTTCTATATCAAAAACTAAATTACTCATAGCTCTTCTCCAGTAAACTCATCATCACTATAATCTAAAATCTCTTTGAGTCTTCCTGTCTCATTCTCATATAAAAGGTGAGTAGCTATACCGACATCCCCTGTGTATCGAGACTTCAACACCCTGACTCTAGTAGTAGATGCTTCAATCTCATCATCGCTCTGCTGATTTCGTTCCAAAGCTATGACACAATCAGACAACTGTGCAATGCTCTGAGAGCCTCTAAGGTGCGATAGCCCTGTCTCAATACCATTCTCATGGCCTCTATTGCCATCTATTCTCCGCAAGTGAGACACTAGAATCATGCCACAGCCTGTCTCTTCGACCAGTGTTCTGAGTCTGTGCATAATACTATCAATAGCTTTACGTTCGTCATTCTCCAGTGTAGAGAGAACTAACATATGCAGGTGATCAACAACTATCCACTTGCAGTCTAATCCAATAATCATATATCTAAGCTTGCTGAATATATCATCAAGATTATTAACACCGTGGTGAGCGTGTATCCAAACCCTTCCTGTGTTCTCACCCATAAAGACTTTCTCAAAGCAAGCATCTAGTTCTGAGGGGGTGAATCTATTCTTTACGCTTTCCAAGTGTAGCTTTGCATTAGCCTCAATAGACATTATGCCTTCGGCAGTTCTAGACCAGTTCTCTTCTAAAGCGAGAACCCCTACGTTATCTTTGGTGTGTTGTATTAGCCAGTGTTCTAGCTCTCTGGTAACACTAGACTTACCAAGACCTGTACCTCCAGTGAGCGTCAGAAGTTCTCCTGCTCTTAGTCCTTCTAGCTTTCTGTTGAGGCCGAACCAAGGGTAAGGGATAGCGGTTATTTTGTTAGCCCTTAGTTCTTGATAAGCCTCAAGCTGCTCTGATAAATTTAATACGCCAGAGGGTGTGTAGACTTTAGCATCCCAGAAGCAGCTAACAAAAGTAGAATGTCTACCTTGCCGCAACATATCATTGGGATCTTTGAAGTCCGTAGGGAGGGTCATTAACTTGGCTTTGCCGGGGGTCAGTAGCTTCGCTATTTTTCTTGAAGCCTCCTGACCAGCAGAGTCGTTGTCAAAACAAATAACAACAGAATCAAAAGATTCTAAAAACTCTAGATTATTTTTAACATCTTTCACTCCACCACCAGCACCATTCTTTACAGAAACTACAGGCCATTTGCTGCCCATAAGTTCATATGCTGCCATAGCATCACACTCGCCTTCAACTAAGGTAATAAATTTACCACCCGACTTGAATAGCTGTTCACCAAACAGGCCGCTTTCTTTAGCATTACCTGTCCAAACAAAGTCTTTATTGGGCTTGCGGATTTTAGATCCCACATACTCGTTCTTGTGGTAGTAGGGATAATGATGGGTAGTGATAGAGTTATTGGATAGTGTAGATTTTACACCGTATTTTTTAGCTGTTGCTAAACTGATCTTGCGATCAATCAACTCATTGAACTGAGCAGAAGGGTTGTTATCAGACATGTTTTTATTTCTCTGATACGTATCAAATTCCGTTATTGTATCTGGTTGTTGTACTTCCTGTGTACTGTAGTTTTTAAAATATTTAGAACAGCTAAAACACCAAGCTGAACCATCTTCATTTATTGATGCGGCATCAGAACTCCCGCACTCGAAACAAGGTTGATGAAATTTTACAAAAGGCATTGTTATTCCTCATTAGATGTAGCACTCCTTACTACTATAGCCTCTTCCGTTAGATGGGTTTTAAGATTATTTATTAATGTTACTGTAGCTGCTTGCATAATAGATACAGTAGTTATAGCTTCTTGAAGTTTTAAATCTGCCTCCAGTAAAGCCCTAACAAGAGCTTTACCTTCGGCAGTGAACTTCTCTGTATCATAAGAGCAATCATCTACTGTTATGATAGAATCAGACATCTTACAACTCGTCTTCCATGTTTGAGTCAAACGCATCGAACTCTGATCCGTCAGGTGAACCAACTTCTACTAAGTCAATAACCTGCATTGCTTGGAAATCTAGTCCCTTAAAGACTTTCCCTTTCCATTCCGACTCCCACTCCTTGTACTGAACACGCACATTAGAACCATTACCTACTCTAGCATCTAGTGGATTTTTAAACTTATCTACTAAACGTGGAGCAGGGCGTACCATTCCGTTCGGGCCATTAACTTTACGTTTAATAACCAGTGCCTGTCCTTCATCCATTTGTTTTACAGTGAACCCTCGTGATTGAAAGTCTTCTGCTGTTGCTTCGTCAACCACTAGATTTACTGTGTATACAGGATCATAGGTTGTGTTTGGTGATGTTACTGAAGCCCAATAAGCTTCGCCTTGTAGTATAGCCATGCTATGTTACCTTTGGTTAGGTGAGTGAATTCGTACTGTATCATGCTTAAAAACTGCTGTCAAGCTATTTATTTCCGTCAACTTCAACGGCTTCTTCCTTAATAAAAATACCGTCCAACATCTTACCGCGCCTATCTTTAATATCTTCATAGGCGTGATCTATACATTCCTTTAAAGACAAGTTGTGTCGGACAGCAATGTTTACCAGCACCACAATGATGTCTCCAATGTCATCAATGGGTGTGGTCTTCTTGCAAACGCTGTCAGAAAGTTCGCCTACTTCCTGAATAAGTTTTAGCACTTGCTGTTTGTCATCAGATCCGTGAATAAGATTCCTAGCTAAGTGCCACGAAACAATATTCTGAATTGATAATTCAATACCTCTATTCTCTTCGCTCATTTTTCCTTACTCCATATTTGTCCACCTTTCACAGAAACTTTAACGACATCTTTGCAATTAGGTACTGGTAATGTAGGAGGTGTAGATATATTATATAATCTTTCCATATCTATTATCGTGTTGTATTCTGTTTGTTCTACTATAAATTTTATCACATCTTTCTCTTTTACATTGTATGTTTTACAGGCTTCTGATAGTTTAATTTCTTGCGTTGTTACTGCCATAACTGCTTTGGCCGTTGCCATTGCTTCTGTACTAGGATTTCCTGATAAGGATTCTTCAAACATACTCATACAGTTACTCCTGTTAGTACAGTAAATGTGTAATACATTATAACAAGTGAGCCTAAAACTAACGTGGCTCTAGTTATCTTGGGTAATCTTACACCTGTTCTTTTAAGATTAAACATTCTTTTTAGCTTCTTTTTCACTCCTTTTCTCCTGATCTTTTACTAACTTTTTAAATTCTTTATTAAAGATTTTATCAAAGTTTGAATTAAATTTATCCTTGTCTACTGGTCTGGCGGTAGATCCTTTACCGCCATGTGTCTGTCCTGATGCCATTAACTTTCTTCCTGATAAGGTTTTCCCAAACTAAAGACTAACAAAGGAAGTAAGATTATAATGCCTTCAAAGCACATATATTCTCCTTCATCTGTTAAACTATTGTGTACCCAGATCGGTCTTGCATCACAGAACTCTAAGTCTAAACCTACTCCATTGCGTAGTTCTAAAGATATACTATATCCACCTACATGAATTGAAAACATATTAAGCCGCCAGTTGTATACGTTGGTTAGTGAATGCAGATCGTACTGTCTGCTGTCTTTGATTTTGTATAGCTGCTATGTTGTGCATAGATGATTCCCTTGATGTTTCTGCATGAGTTGACCAATCTGTCATAGCATTATATACAGCCCAGAAATTACTACCTAATCTGTGTTTGTATACTCCTACATATTTTGCCCAGATAAACTCTAAACTTTTATTCCTGCGGGGCATGTCTTGCAACGCTGTTTCCGGTGTTCCACCATCGGCTATCAACTCTAATGCTTTATTAGCTTTAAGAGACTTACAAAAGAATATAAACGCTTGCTGATCTGTGACTTGTTTTTTAGACCACTCTGCCCACAACTCTCTTTCTTTTTCAAAGACCTCTAAAGATTTAGTAATTGCTCTACCACCATGCTCAATGTTCAAAGAGCGAGTGTGTTTAGCTTTAAACACTGCAACCTCACCGCCAACAAAGACCTGTAGATTTGTACAGGCTTGCTGTATAGCTGCTGCACTAATCATAAACGGCCATGTCCCATCAAAGGATGATATAGATAATAGACTTAACGCTGCTGTATCACCATCTGGTGTCTGATAAGTATGCTCTGGAAGTCTATACTGCACAAAAGTTCTTGATCCATTGTGAGATGTTCGGATAATTTCCTGCATATTATTTAACTGTAGCCCTGATCGCTCTAAGATATTACGGGTTACATCTATCATGTGCTTCGGTGCTACAGCTTTATAGCCATGACCATGTACTCCAAGTTCTTCTCCTGTATCTGTTCGATAGATTACAGACTTAGAACTAGGGAACTCAGTACCATCATCGTCAGCCAAATAAACTAAAGGTGCAGTAGCTATATCAAAATCTGCTTGGCCGTAACCACCATCTCTAATAGAGTTGAGGGCTGTGTTGTTTGTAAACATCGGTGTAATATTATTCATTTGGATTCTCCAATTATTGAGATTAAATTATATAAAATTAAACAACTACTGTCAATAATAAAACATCACTTGACAGTATTAAAAATACCTTTAAAATACCTTAAAAGGTTTATGCACTTTTTAAGTTATCTTCAGTAGGATATACATAAGTATCCTCTAAATCTTTAAAGTTAATTGAATCTTTAAAACAGTTTTTACATAACTGTTCGTTATACTTGTGGTCTTCATAATCCCTTAAACACATACTACAGTTTAAAATTCTTCCTTGTTTATCTGATCTAATAGTCATAGTGGTTTCACCTTTTTCTTTTCTTTAGCTTTAAATTTCTTCAAAGAGCCAGTCGATATTACATAAATATATTGCCATTTATATCCTGTCTTAACTCTCCAACCCCCATACCAACCACCAAGCCATACTCTGACAGGCTCATAACCTCTATCTAAAACCTTCTGCATGGTGGGATTTTCAATAGCATATTTACTCATCTATATTCTCCCGTTGCTCAACATAATAATTATTGTTTAGTGATACCCATGATAGGTATTTAGCCGCATCAAGGGCATTTTCTTCCCAGTAGTAACTCTCTAATTTATAGCCATCGCCTTGGCGAATGACATACCAATTGCCAGAGAAACGATTAGGGCTAGGTTCGTTATTCATTAGCTTCAATAACCTCTACAGGTTCTCTATCTACAACCTTCCTGCCATACTCTTCGTAATAGCTTCCCGCTTTAGCGAACTTCAAAGCTTCTTCAGGACTGCTTGCAGGAACATCAATATAATATCCATGAACTTCAGACATCATAACTTTATATCTATTTAATTTAGACTCTACATCTTTCTGCATTATTAATTTATCCATTAGGACACCTCACTTACTATAGATTTTTTAAGCCACTCACCCATCATAACTTCTTCTTTAGTTTCTAATCTAGGTAGCAGTGGCGGTTTGACATAAGGTTTAAGCAAATCATCTGTCATTTCAGGATACCTATACATCTTATTGTGTAGTCTTTTATAATCTAAACCTGTAGCTTCAGCATACTCAAAGACTGTATAGTACATTCCTGTTTGTAGTTTAGGATGACTACCTACAAATTTAATTTTTTTAGTCTTCGACTTTGACGGCATCGGGTTCTCCTAAATAAGTTATAATATAAAACTCTCCAAACTGCTGACCAATTTTATGTGCATCTTCTATAGTTGCAGCATATTGAGTACAGCCCATCTCACTCCAATCAATTGCCCACATAGCTATTCTCCTGTTAGACAGCACATAGAACTATTACGCCCTATGTGCTGTGAGTTATATCAACGCTCAATAGTTACTCTGAAATCTACAGCATCTAGTTCAGATCTTACTGCACTGATAACGTGTTCACTTATATCATCTTGTACAGCCCTAAGTACAGTTCGCTCTATATCTTCAGGATCTATTTGATCTTGGTGTAAATGCTCCAACTCGTCTATTCTATATTCAAGATCATTACACTGACCTACAGCATTTTCTGCTTCAGCTTGTGAATCATCTACACCATCAGCTAAATCATCTAGTCTGCTTTCTATAGCGTTTAATCTTTCATCATCTGATACAAGTACAGCATCATCAGACGACACTTCTTTAGCTTTTAATTTTAACTCTAAAAGCTCGCCCTCTAAACTTGAAATCCTTTTAGCGTTTGCCCCTTGTAAATATTCTAAATCGTCTATTCTACGTTTTACAAAAGCAATTTCTGTTTTGTTCATAATTCTAGTATCAATCCACGCTTCTACTGCTTCAATTAAACTTTTCATTTTGTTTCTCCAGTTAAATAAGTATAATGAACTTCACTAACATGATTACCATCTTGCCACTTAGGTGACTTTGTAGCTAAAAAACTACACCAACTATTCCATAAATTCTCAGTACCATATTCATGGCACAACTCTATATAAGCTAGAATCTTTTTAGCATTTGCTTCTAAACCCTTGATAGTCTTAGGGTTTTGAGATAACGAAAACGCTTTAGGATCTAAGTTATACATTTTAATATTGTGAACATCCATGCAACCAACCAACCCCGCTGTCAATTGACAAGCAAATCCTGCTTTTGGCACTCCTAAACCATCAACTCTAAGAAATACTTTCATCAGAGACTGGGCTTTTTCAGTGTCGTTTTTCTTAGAATTTATAACAGCCATCACCTGACTATACATTTTATGCTTGTGAGTCTGTAAGTATCTATAGGTTTTGCCTTTGTTACCCCACAAGAATTTACTGTCTGCTTTATTTTTTCTTACATCAGCAAGCTGATCTCCAACACCCAACCAGTTTTGCTGGATGCTAAGAACTACCATGAGTATGACATCTGCCATATTGTTTACTGATCTTTGTGCATACTGCTGACAATTAACTGCATGAACTTTGTACATAAATCACCTCGTTTTGTTTTGACGTTTTCCAAGCTACAGAACCTCCGTTTTGCTGTCAACACATTTCCCTGCGATAGTAACCTTGTGAAATACACATACACATATAAACTTTATAGGAACAACCCCTTCTTCTTTAAGTGCTTAAAATTTAATTCACACACTATATCCACCATCTCATATAGGATTATTCTATCTTTGCTTTCAAGCTTCTGACTACAAATCCACTTGTATAACTCTTCAAAATTATCTATATCTTTTACTTCAGTAAGTTTCTGCATAATATCTCTCCAAAAAAATGCCCTCCGAAGAGGGCTAAGAGGGGTGATAAACTTTATAATCTACCTGCCATTAGAGTTCCGGAATCGTAGGGTTCAGAATAGAATCCATGTTTGTGCAGTATATTATATAAATCTGGATGGACACCATCAGTATCTTTGTGGACACCAAATGTCATATAATAATCCCAAAGTGGCAAACCATCTGGAGCCAGACCACACTCAGAATTCTTAAACCACATACCATTATTTTCTTCATAGTCACTATCAAATTCTACAGCATCTACAGCATCTAACTGCGGGAAGTGAGTATTTAATATACTCAACATAGTCTTTATTTTAATCATAGCTTTACTCCTCAGTTTCTTTACCAACAAGATAAGCGATAACAAATCCACTTAATATAATTATTACTATCGTATTAAAATCAATCATTGTCAAACCTCCAAAAAAAACCCCTCCGAAGAGGGGTAAAGGACTGCTAGGGGAAATTAGTTAATTTATTGAAGCCTACTACTAACGTAATAGGCTTTATAAATTTACTATATTACTCAGGTTCAACCCATTTCATATTAAATACATTCGGGAAAAACTCTCTGTTCCATTTGGCATTATCTAATAATCTTACCCAGACTCTACCAGTGCTAGAAGGTTTATGTGGTGGAGTGCCACCTTCAACAACCCAAGCTTCATTATCTCTACTATGTACTAATTCTTTCTCAACGACAGATTCACCAGTTTCACTATGTACTAATTTCCAACCTTGTTTAATTATAGACATTATAATACTCCTTCAGCTATTGCTTTATATAAAACTAAACCAAACCACACTGTAGCTATAACACTACAGAACAAAAACATTTCTACGAAAAACCTCGTTAAATTACTCATCATTGCATTCCTTTTTAGATTCTTTACGAAAGCGTTTGTTGTAGCCCCGCTTAACTCTTTTTACTACGCCCTTTTTAAAGTTATGATACTTGCGGTATTTTGATAATACATCAAACTCATCACCAGATTTTAACTTAATTTTATCCATACTAAACCTCCGCTAAAAACACTTCTGGTTTTAATTCTATTACTTGTTCCCAATGCTCACAATAATCTCTTATATTAAAATCACCATCATCAACCAGATCAGCATCAATAATATATTCTTCAAAGTAATCATCTCTCATTACAATCTTATCATCAATAAGATCCCAGAAAGCTTTATCCTGACCCATAGTTATATCAACATCTGATATAACATAAGTAGAACCAAACTTACGCTTCCAACTTTGTGGGCATTCACCCTGACCATCCCAATCATGGGCGGCATAGTTTTCTAAGAGTTGAGTGATGATTACAATTTTCATAGCTTTATACCTCTTTAGCTTCAGTTAAATGTTTAATAGAATCTACTATATCCATTAGCCCATCTAAATCCCTTTTAGCCATCTCTGGCCTATTAAGATCTAAAGATTCAGCAACGCGATAAACATACTCTACAGCCCAAGTAATTTCATTTCTAAGAGCAGTAGCTCTTTCAGCATCAGTCAGTTTGTATTTAACCATGTCGTCACCTATAAATTATATTATTAATAGAAATTAAAAGCCGTCCGTGGCTGATAGATTATTTAGCCGCTTGTAAGATTTCAAGCATTGCATCCAGTTTAGAATCAATGTCAGAGACTTTAGTCTCAAGTGCAGTAATTCTATTATCCATCTTTTTAGCTACGCTATTTTGAGCCGGAGCAGTTTTCTTGACAGCCTTTGGCTTTTTAGAATCTAAAGCCTCTTCAGCTTGCTGAACTGTCTGCTGTTTAGCTTTAGCTACTGGTTTAGCTTTAACTTTCTTAGCAGCCTTCGGCTTTTTAATCAGCTTCAAAATTTCCTTTGGAACAAGCTGATGCTCTCTGAAGTCAGTGACTTCGGCATGGGTCATGTAAGAATCTTGATCGCCATAGAATTTATTCAGAATGGCGTTAAACACTTTGGTCAAACCATATCGCTCTGAAGGATTCTTGGCATGGATATTAGCAAAGTGACAAGCTACGCCATAGACTTGTTTAGCAGTAGCAATTTTGTTCGAGTCGATTTTTGCAAAATTAATGTGTGTCATAATATCACCTATTTTATTTTTGATTTCGTTTGAGCCGTTTTTGGCCGTTGTCGTTTTGACGTTTTCCAAGCTACACAGATCTGGTTTTGCCGTCAACATCTTTTTCACGCACTCTTTTTCCTACGCATTATGCGTATTAAAACAGGTGAAAAAAGTAAAATTGCTCATTTTTGGGGTCAAAGTTCTTTAGGTGCTAGGAATATTATTCCCATGTATTAGGAATATCATTCCGACCTGTGCAGGATTAGTCTATACCATAGACTGTATGTGTGTGAAGACTTTTAAAGTCTTTGAGGA